ATTTTGTGAAGCACGAATTGCCCTATAAAATATGTCGTTCACCTTTACTCCTCTAACAAATTATCTTCGTGTGCATCTCCAACTGCACAGTTAACAGCTATCACGTTGGTGGGTGGCAAGTTCATCATTGTGCCTTTGCTCAGACGCATCTTCACACGCTTCGCGCCCAGCTTACTGATTAGATCCTCAACAAACCCTGTGTAGTTTATCTGCTGCTCCCCACACCACTGCTTCAGTGGCTTGGGCAACAAGTAGGCTTTCTTCAAGTCTGTCTCGTATCTCGCAACAAACTTAACTCTAGGCACAACGTCAGGCACAACCAGTGAGTCTAGACCGTTTGCTGTGTCCTGTTTACGCAGATCATCCGTGCTTTTGATCCACAACACGTTTCCATAGTGCTCCATGATGTAGTCGTTCAAGGTCTGCTCGACAGATACACCCATATCACTAACTGATTTTTTGTTTGTAGTAAGTAGCTCGACAGCCCAATCAAACAAGGCTTCCATGTCGTAATCTATCAGCCCTAGTTTTGAAGCTATGATCCCCCCAGTTATAGTGCAAGCTACCCCTGCTGACCAAAAACGGTTCTCAGAAGACAGGTCTGCTGCACGGTCTGCTCGTCCTTGTACGTCCCGAACCAGTTTCTTTACACTCTCTAGGTTCTTAATAACGTGTTGTATGTACATCTCTCCAACATGCCCGACATGCTGGTTTATCTGTTCTTCAAACGCATCAGTCAGTTCCTTCTCACCAACTTCTGTAAAGACCCTTTTAGCTCTGCACTCCATAATCCTCTGTGCTTCTGCTTTCGGAAAACCTTTCTTGAGCGATATCTTTTCTATGACGCTGCTGTTACCTGTGGTAACACACAATAGTTGCCACGGCCTGCCCCTTGATCGTTCTATGTTTGAACCCTGACTCATACGACCACGCTGCTGACCACCAGAAAGTTGATACGCTAAGTCACTTAGCAATTCGCCTTTGGGGTTCGTAAGCTCGTCTATGTAGAACGGTAGGTTATGTAGCACCTCACCACGGTTCATCTTCATGGCGTTTGTGTCGCTGAAGTCCAGCATCATGGCTTTGTCTTCACCCCAGACATTCGCAGCTACACGCATGGCAGATGTTTTACCGAAACCACTACCATTACTCCACAGGTGTAACGTACTACAGTGTTGAGGTAGGAACTCCATCAGAGGAGATCCAAACGCAGTGCACACTATGTACTGGTGCATCTCCATACCAGACTTAGTGGTATAGAAGTTAGCCATATTTTTCCAACCCTCTATCGTCCCTTTTGGTTGCAGATACGGTATGACCGCAGCCGTTGGGTTAGTAGGCGGGTTGTGAGATATATCATCAGCCCTTATCTCTTTGCTACCAACTACAAACGCCTTACATTCTTCGTCTACCCAGCCAAACTGTCTGTGCGCCGTATCTGCTACGGAACTAGCCTGTAACTCGTTTATCCATGTAGTAATATATTTCATTAAGTCCTCCATCCTATTAGCGACAACACCGTGCATACTCATGTTCTTACGGAACTCTTCGCGTGAAGTGATCGCTGTAAGTGGCACGGTAAACTCTCGTAATCCATCTTTGGGTAAGAACAAACGTATGACTGCTGACTCTCCAACCTCTACGTCATTCAATCTTTTGGTTACGTAGATATCATTGTGGTAGACCATGCTTTCGTCAATCTCACCGTCTGCTCCTACCTCTCTATAGAACACTCCACCGTTAGATCCGCGAAAATATGGACGTGGGAACAACGGTATAACGTCTTCTGAGCTAATGTTTACTGAACCAGTTTCTACAACAGGTGTAGAAATCGTTGTTTCTTGGTCTGGGTCTGGCACGTCTGTTGCAGGAATTATCTTATCGCTGGTACGTGCATACCGTCTGCCTATGACAATAGGTGATTTTATCTTGCCCCAGTGAGGGCAGTCGGGGCAAACATTAGGATTTGTTTCATCAAAGGTAGCGCATCGATACGGACCTTTTATTAAGTCCGTCTTTTCCTGCGTTAACTCAGCAGCATACTCAGGGTGCTTCTCTGATAGTTTGTGAGAGGCTTTTTCGCCATCAATACAGAATTTAGCTATTGATAATCCCGCTCTCCACAGAGGCTCAGAGGTGCTCTCCTGATTTACCATTATCTGGCGTAGCTGTTCGCAGCCTTCACCTTTGCCAGTTTTAAGTAATATGTCTTTGAAGCTGTTTTCTTTTGTCTTAGCAATCAAGTCTGCGAACGCATCGCTACTTTGTTGTTCTCTCTTAGTGGGAACTGTTATCGAGTCATATCCAACCAGACTCGCAAAGTGATCAAAGTTAACTTCCTTTACGTCTTTACCTATTAACTCTACTTTCGCCGGTTGCTCCGGCTTGTAGTTGTATGTGTTCAGTACACGTAACACCCTAGCAGCATCAGCAGGAACGGCGGTGTCTATTTCAAAATCGTGTTTAGCGCAAAGAGCTTTGAATTTTTCTGCAACAGGTTTCCAGTCTTGAAGACTAACTGATTCTGACAAGATCCAGTAAACGTGTATGCCACGTCCAGAGTTAACTATAAGAGGTTTTGGTAGTTTTACCTTAGTACAGAAGTCTTGTAAGTCTCGTAACGCATCTGCCTGAGTGGGATGCGGTTTGCTAGGCCCACAATCTAAATCCAGAAAAAAAGACTTCAGCCGTTTTACATCAACAGCTTTACGTGTGTTCTCTTCATTAAAACTACCAAGGGCAAAATAGGCATCCCACCCCTGAGTATCGTATTCGTTTGCTGTTGCTGCGAGTTCATCTATGCTTGTGAAAGATGTTTGCTTGTGTCTCTTAATGTCTTGCTTATAACACCATAAAACGTAATAGCCATCGTCGGGCAACAGTCTCCTTAAAAATATTCTTGTATCCATGAATGCACCAAAAATTTAGTGTAATCACGGCAGGGGGCGTAAATTTTGCGAAAATCGCCCCTCTTCGGACATATAGTCGAGGACATCCTAGCCGTGAAAACAAGTTAGAGTGTCCTAATCGTCCCAATCGTCGATTATCGCACTCAAGTCGTCGTCTGCTTTTGGTGCGGGAGCAGACTTTTTGACAACTTTCTTTGGTTCTTCCACCACAGGTTCTGACTCTTCTGCCTCAACAGACACTTCATCAGCAACTTCTGCAAATGGATTACCTTCCTCTGCAACATAACCATCGGTAGCACTGAACGGTGAAGTCGATGCCATCGGCTGGTATTTCAACACTTGTACTGCGTTAATCCTTAGACTTACACCAGCACCTGTGCTTGTAGAATATGGAACAAAAGAGACAGCCACGTTAACCACACTGCCAGTGGTGAGTTTGAAATCACTTGGTAGTTTTGTGTTAGCTGAATCAAACTGGAGTGGCGGTCTAGTAGGCTCTTTACCATAAGCTCCTTTCAGCTTGGTCTTACCTTCAAAGTTACCGTCATCTCTTTTCTTAAACGGTAGTGGAAACTTATCAGGCCAACCCGACTCTTTCTTCTCGTCGTAGTAAGCCTTCATGGATTTGTACAGCTCCTTCGCTGCCTTTTCGGTTATTGCAAAACTAAGCTCGTAAGCAGAACCGTCATCCAGTGCATCGCAAGGAACGCTCTTGTTTGCTTTTGTGTCGAACCGATAGGTCTTATCGATTCGGGGGTAGAGTGCCTGTGCCTCTTTTATTATATAGCTATTATCAGCCATCAATGGTCTCCTTAATCATAAATAAAACCATCTGTAGCAAGGAATGGCGATCTGTCAGATGTGTTAGTAGTAAACTGTATCGCTGCTAACGTATCTTCGTGCTCTACCATTCTTCTAGCTATAGATAGCTCCCTTTCTTCTAACGCTCTAACCGCTGCAAAGCACAACTTTGGCATTGCACTTGCGGTGTCAAAAAATATCTTAGTGACAACCGCAACAGACGGTGTACCGTGGTTCGCTAGGAACCGACTGTAGGCTTCTAGTGACATCTTATTGCCACTGTTAGCCTTCCCAAATATTGAAGCGGATGGGACTTGTAGGCGATAGACAACATCTAACGTGTTTTCTTCTACCACAGCTAAGTGCTGCAAAAACCTACAAGCCCTACCGCTGCCTTCCTTACCTGACCCACGTATGTTCTGAGTGCAGTCCAAACACCTAGAACATTGTTTCTGTAAGTCTGGAACATCGAGTGAGGGTGTCTGTGTGTTGATAGACCAGCACGTTGGTAGTGAACTAGCATTTGGCACATAGTCTCTCGCATAGAACGCTCTTGAAACATTCGCTGCATTAACAATGACCACATGTAGCTCAGTCTTACCATCAGGCTGATCCAGTAATCCACTGAAACTCCCACCACGTATGCTGATTCGGTGAGCACTCATAGGTCATCGTCAAAACTCGCTATGTTGTCACCTACATCGTCAGAGACACGTTGCATTAATGCTCTTGATACCTCTGATAAGGCAAACCTGTGGGTCTTACCTATTTTCACATACATATTCTCTGGAATGATCCCATCCTTAACCCACTTTCGGGCAGTGGACAGACTCACTCTAAAGTGCTTTGCCACATCTTCGATTGGCACAAGGGGTTCCATACTCATTTTTTTGGTTTCCTTATGGAAAGCGTGTACTCCGAATCGGCGTTTAAACCTTTCGGTAGTAACTCTGGGTTCTCATCAAGAAACTCACGTACATGCTTTTGGTTTAGACGTTTATCTAAAAGCTCTGGAACACCATGCTCTTTGATAAACTCGTGCATGCTTCCCCAATCATTTGTCCAAAAGCGTTGCTTAACAGAACGGAAGAACGTGCCACAGGCAGTCTTCACGCTGTCTACATCGTTTTCTTTTAAATAATCTAGAAGTGCAGCTTTGATTTTATCTTGCTGCGAAACTAATGCTTCATCAGCTTCTTTGAACTCAGCGGATAATTCCTCACGCTTCGTTTTTATTTTGAGGTAAACCTCAGTTAGTTTTGATACTTTCGCATCAGCCATGATAATAGTCTCCATTGCTGAGAAGTGCAGTTTGACATTATCTTATGGTTCACGCAAGTATTTCTTTGTAAAGATCTATAATTTTTGTGTGTGTATCCAGTTTGTTATCAAGTAGTGCGTATACGCGCTTTTCTACATGACTTCCCTGTAACTGAACAACAGTACACTTTTGATCTTGCCCAGTTCTGTGTATACGTGCGTTAGCTTGCTCGTATGTTTCCACTGAACTAGTTGGCCCCCACCAAACGATAGTATCCGCAGCGGTCAGAGTGACACCATGTGCAGCAGCCTTTGGCTGAATCACAAGCACCCTTGGATTATCTTCTTCTTGAAACCTTTTGAAGATATCCGTTCTTTGCATCGGGGGTACATCACCCCTGATCATTTCCGTTGCTATCTTATCTGCTTCTAATTTTTCTTTCAGCACGTCAATAACGTGACGAAAGGGTACAAAGACTAAAACTTTCTTATCGGTCTCGTCAATGACTTCACGCAAAACTTTGTATCGGTACTTGATATCAAACTCTAACGAGTCACCATCGTCGGTATATATAGCACCCGCCGAAATTTGTAGTAGTTTATTCATGTTAACAGCAGCGTTGGCAGCAGTGATCTGCTCTCCTGCAGCTTGCATAATCATCTTGTCTTTGAGTTCTTTGTAGTATTTCTTCTGTTGCCGAGTTAGCTCCGTCTCTCGTTTGGTGTAGATCATCGGCGGTAGATCAAGACACTGATCTTTAGTAAATCGTATGGCTGGTTGTAGCGCATTAAATACTGTTTCTGTGGCTCCTTCTTTTGGAATCCACTTGAAGTTAGTAATCTTATACATCACCTGATCGCGGAAAGTGCCGAAGAATCGTGGTACAGATTTAGGGTTAGATAGTTTGGCTAGGCCGTAGGCATCGAGCGGTGATTGTGCAGCAGGAGTACCTGTTAGCATCCATAACCATGTGCTGTTTGTCACAAGTTTATTAAGGGTCTTCCACCGTTTAGTCTGAACATTCTTATAGTGTGTAGCTTCATCCACAATAATAAGATCGAACCCACCGTTAGCTATGTCGTCAGCAACTATCTCAACACCGTCATAATTTATTACTACAAACTCTGCACCACTCTCGATTATCTTTCGGCGTTGCGTAGAGCTACCATATGCCACATCCACGGTGCGGTGCATAGCAAACTTAAATAAGTCATCGCGCCATGCGCTATCCATAATAGACAAGGGGCATATGACTAACACTCTGTTGATTAAACCTTTGTTCATCAGATAATCAGCAGCCCAAATAGCAGATGCGGTCTTACCAGTGCCTTGCTCGTTGAAACAAAAAGCACGTCTGTTTAGAGTCAAGAATGATGCTGTGGTCTTTTGATGCTGGAACGGAGTGAGTTTACCTGTCCACTTGTAGTCACTTTCTATAGGGGATGGGGCTTTGATGTTGAGGTTTTTAAGTACGTGAGCTTCTTCAATCCCCCACTTAACTAACACTTTGTTATCTGATAACAACTTACTTCTTGGTATTACACTAATCACTTTTTCAGGCTCCCTTAACTTTAATAACAACGCCTTGTTCTGTACTACTTTCATAACCAGTTAAACCTCATGCCTCTCTTCTTCAGTTCACGTTTACATTTGGCAACGTCGAGATCATTTAGTTCTTCTACTGTCTTGTCATATCGTTGAGACACAATGAATAGTTCAAACATATAGTTCACAAAATCTACTTCATCCTCAAAGTCTGCTAACTTTTTTATCTGCACATGTTCTCCAAATACCTCGCCTATCGGCTTACGTGGACGAGGCCACACGCTGGAGGGGCAGTAATGACTGTGACGCCCCAAGCCTAACCTTCCCTATCTTCGACCACACGGATAGGGACGTGCTAACAAGCTAGGAGTGAGCTTGGTCTATTTTGTGCGCCGTGTTGGTTTTTTATAGTTACGGCTGCGATTCTTACTACGGCTCTCTACCTTAACTCCATCTTTGTTAGAGCCACCCTTACTTAATGGTTTTTTATGACTAACATCTTTACCTTCACGTTTATCAGCCACACCATTTTTGTTGGCATCCTTGCCAGTCTTATCCATTTTGCGTCTGGCTTTCTGACGCTCCATCCTGTTCTCAAAAGCTTTCGTGCCTTTTTTATCAGGCTTTTGTTTTTTACGGTCTGCTTTATTTTTATACGGCATTAGTTACTCCCATTATGTGCACACTCCACCACTGGACAGTGCCTCTTACACAATCCACTTGGATTCGGATTCCAAACTCCGTTTTCAAAGGCTGCTTCCATGTCGCTAAACTCACTTAGCCACTTTACCCACAGCCCGGACTCTTCACTGCTAGCATACTTACCCTTAACAAGTGCACCGCAAACCACGAAGACAAGTCCCGCCCGCACACTTTCTATCTCTGGAAAGTGTTTGAACGTAGCCAAGGCCATCAACTCTAACTGCCTACTATCTGCATAACGTGCAGATTTGCCTGTTTTATAGTCAATAACCCATGCTAACTTGTTCTCTCTATCTAAGATTAACAAGTCGGCAATTCCTCGAAACCAAACATCTCGATCATTAAACCCACACGGCTCAAAGTCTTCGGTCAGTCCCATTCTATGTTCGCACAGTTTCTCTCCCTGCTTTGCATTTAGAGAATCAAGCGTTTCTTGAGCATAGCTGAAACGAGGATCTAAGTCTCCACCATCTCTTATGTATTTTTCTGCTGCCTCGTGAAAAGCTGTGCCGTATAGTGTGGCTTCAGTTTCTCTGAAAGGATATTGTTTCAAAACCTTCTCATGGTAAAACTGTTTGGGGCATTGCTGAAATGCCTTGATCCTACTGAACGACCACGGTGCAGCATTCATCTTCTATTTAATTCACGTAACTCGACTATAAGTAGTGCCATGAGAGCTTGGTCAAGCGTTATTGCTTGATGACCTTCGATTTTCTCAAGTAGCATTTCTGCATCCCATACGAGGTCATCAGCAAGCTCTATGCGTACTTTTCGTTCTTCCTCAAACTTATCCACTATTCGCAATCTCCATAAGACGGACCCACACCACTCTCACAGTTTAGAGGTAAGTCTTTAGCCCACTCCGGCCGTGCTCTCATACATTCTTCTATATAACGTGTTGCCTCCTCGACATCTACCCTCGGTACACACACGACAACCGAATCGTGCACCGTTAACACAGGGAGCCATT